GGACACGTTTTCGCATGGAGCGCGCCTCCCCGAGTGCGACCGCGCGGAGCTCACCCGCCTGGCGCGCCGCGCCTGGTGGGCCGGTGAGCAGAAGCTGATCCACCTCGTTCAGCGCCGGCACGGTCCTGACGACTACGGCTATCTCGCAGTCGCGCGCTCGAAACCGAAAAAGGCCCCGGCGTCGCTCTCGTCGCTGCTGTTGGCGGAGGTCGCGTGATGCAGGACTGTCTCTCCAATCGCCCGCGTCTTGATGACATCCGTAGCATGCCGGTCGGCGAGATCATGAGCCTGCCGGCCGAGCACCTGGCGCTGTTGCAGGCAGATGCCGACGCGGCGCTGGAGGCCGCGAAGCGGCTCAAGGAGTGGCTTGAAAGCGCGATTGCGCTGCGTTACGCCGACAAGGCTGCCGCCGCGCGCGCCGCGCAGGTCAAGGACACAGGCACCGTGCGGTTCGAGGACGGCGCGGTCACCGTCGCCGCCGATCTCCCGAAGAAAGTCGAATGGGACCAAGCGCAGCTCGCGCCGCTGGTCGCACGAATTCGCGAGTCGGGTGAGGACCCGGCCGACTACGTCGAGATCGGCTTCAAGGTCCCCGAGCGCAAGTTCGCGGCCTGGCCCGAACCGATCCGTCAGGCCTTCGCGCCCGCGCGCATTGTGCGGACCGGCAAACCGACTTTTCGCCTCAGCATCAACGAAGAGGAATCCCGATGACCAATTCTGCCGCGCTCGCTGCGCTGCGCACGCGCCACTTCGCGCTCGACACCCTGCCGGACACCATCGTCATTCCCGCGCTTGGACCGCGACGGCGGGAGGCCGCCGTCAAGGCGATCGAGGATGCCACGCTCGACGACATCGCCTTCGCGGTGCGTGGGATTGAGGCCGAATTCAACGCCGTCGGCGATCGGCTGCATGCGCTCCGCAAGCTCTACGGTCTTGCCCGGAAGACTGGTGCGCTCGGCGCCGATCTCGCGGTCGACGCGATTTCCGGTGACGAGGGAGGCCGCTAATGGCGCTGCGGATCATCACGGCCGACCAGCGGCTCGCCGAGGCCCACACCAAGACCACGATGGCGATCTTCGGGCCCTCCGGCGTCGGCAAGACCTCGCTGCTCAAGTCACTGCCGCCGGCGGAGACGCTCTGCATCGACCTCGAAGCGGGCATGAAGTCGGTCCAGGACTGGCCCGGCGACAGCATTCCCGTGCGCAGCTTCGCCGATGCCCTCGACATTGCCTGCCTCGTTGGCGGCGTCGATCCGGCGGCCGATGAGAAGACCTTCTTTTGCGAAAGCCACTACCGGCACCTCGGCGACACCTATCCCGACCTCGTCCGCATGATCGCGGGCAAGCGCATCATCTTCGTGGACTCCATCACCGATCTCACGCGGCTCGCCATGGCCTGGGCGAAGACACGGCCGGAAGCGCAATCCGAACGAACCGGCAAGCCCGATACCCGCGGCGCTTACGGTCTGCTCGCGCGCGAAACCATCGGGCTCCTGAAGCACCTGCAACACATGCCGGGCCGCACTGTTATTTTTGTCGGGATCCTGGACCGTGTCACCGACGAGTTCAACCGCGTCACCTGGCAGCCGCAGATGGAGGGCGGCAAGGCCGCCCGCGAACTCCCCGGCATCGTCGACCAGGTGATCTCCATGAGCCGGTTCGCGCCCGATGGCGACACCTGGCGGCACGAGCCCGATCGCGGCGAGGCGCGTCGCCTCGTCTGCCAGTCGGCCAATCCGTTCGGCCTGCCGGGCAAGGATCGCTCCGGCCGCCTCGACCTCACCGAGCCGCCCGACCTCAGCGCGCTACTGCGCAAGATCAACCAGACCAGCAGAGGATGACATCCATGGCCTACGACATGAACGACGCCGAGCCGCAGAAGAGCGGCGAGCTCATTGCAGACGGCACCTTCGCCAAGGTGACCATGATCGTCCGCCCGGGCGGGATCGACGGTCAGAGTGAGATCGACCAGGCCCTGCTCAAGGCGCCCAAGGATCCCACCAGCGACGTGCGAATGCTCGACTGCGAGTTCACCGTAGCGGAGGGGCCGCACGCCCGGCGCAAGTTCTGGCAGATGTTCACCGTCCAGGGCGGCAAGGTCGACGAGAACGGCGTCTCGATCGCCTGGAAGATTTCGAAGAGCACCTTCCGCGCCATGATCGACAGCGCGCTCGGTCTCGACTCGCAGGACATGAGCGAGACGGCGAAGCAGAAACGCATACTGCGCGGCCTCGCCGACCTTTCCGGCGTCACCTTTGTCGCCAAGATCAAAATCGAGGTGAGCGAGGATGCCCGCTACGGCGATCAGAACCGGCTTGATCGCGTGGTGCTGCCCGGCGACAAGGAATGGAAGCTCGTCATGGACGGCAAAGACGTGCCGGCGAGCCCAAGCCGCTCGCGCGGGGCCGGCGGCAAAGCTGCCGCCGCGCAGCCAGCCTGGACCCAGACCCCAGCGCAAGGCGGACAGCAGCCTGCCGCGCAACCGCGATCCCCGCAGCCGTCCGGCGCGCCCGCCTGGTCGCAACCGTCCGCAGGCGCGGCGGCGCCCGCGGCGAAGCCGGCAGGTCCCGCATGGCTCAACGGTTGAGCCATGACCGACGACGAGTGGCAGGCGCACGTCACGCATCAAGCGGCCAAGGCGATCGGCGAATGGCTCGAAGGAAGAGGACGGTTTCACCAGCCCATCCGCTGCTTGACCATGCCCGAACTCGAGGCCATGGCGCAGAACGCCATCAGCCGCTTCATCGTGCTGGCGTCGCAGCGGATGGCGGAGGAGCCCGACGAGCCCGGGTCGCGGAAGCTCTCGACGCTGCTCCTGGGGTGAGGGTCTGCGCCGTCTGCAGCCGGGCGGCCCGCGGCTTCTACTACACGCACCAGCTTCGCCCCGACCGCTATCCGACCTTCGCTTTCTGCTCGATGCGCTGCCTCAACGCCGGCGCCGCTATCGCCAAGAGGAACCGCGGCATGATCGACAAGTCCGAGCTGGAGATACAGGCGATCAAGGCGGCGCGACGCAATCTCGCGGAGGTGCTGATCGAACTCGGTCTGATGGCGCCATTCCATGACCGTAAGCCCGAGGAAATCGACCGCATCGTCGAGGCCTGCATCGATGGCTTCCAGGACGCCATGCGCCGCGAAGCCCTCAACGACGATGTGCCGTTTTGAGGCCGGCCATGGACGCTATCGACCTCAACCACGGCTCGGAATTCATCTACGGCGTGTGCGCGCGCGGCGCGAATACGGCGCAGCGCATCAATGTCCTGATCGATGCCGCGCTGGTGACGGCACGCCGTCATCAGCCGCCGCGCGATTATCTCGGCGCCTCGCGGCTCGGCGAGCCCTGCGCGCGCCGCCTTGTCTACGAGATCACCCACACGCCGCCGGACGAAGGCCGAGACCTCGACGGCGCTATACTTCGTATCTTCGAGGCCGGCCACCGGTTCGAATCCCTGTCGACCGATTGGCTGCGCGCGGCGGGATTCGACATAAGAACCCAACGCCGCGACGGCGGCCAATTTGGCTTCACGGCGGCAGGCGGACGCCTGCGCGGTCATATCGACGGCGTCATCGTCGGTGGCCCCGATATCGGCGTGCCTTGGCCGGTACTGTGGGAACACAAGGCCATCAATGCCAGATCCTGGAACGACATCGTCAAGCGAGGCCTGCGCGCATCGAAGCTGCTCTACTTCGCGCAAGTGCAGGTCTACATGGCCTACATGGAATTGGGCGTCACGCTGTTCACCGCGCTGAACAAGGACACTCAGGCCCTCCACCACGAACTCGTTGCGTTTGACGCCGCGGAAGCTCAGGCGCTCTCCGACAAGGCCGTCGACATCCTGCGCGCCGTGGATGCAGGCGACCTGCCGGCGCGCATCGCTGCAATGTCCGACTTCTACCTCTGCCGTACCTGTCCATACGCTCGACGTTGCTGGGAGCAGTGACCATGAGTTTCACACCATCCGCGCTCCAGGCGAAAGCCATCGGGGACATCAAGGACTGGTTCACCAACCGCACCGCCTCCAGCCAAGTGTTTCGCGTCTTCGGCTATGCCGGGACCGGCAAGACCACCATCACGCGGCATGCCATCGCCGAGCTCGGCCTCGACACCATGAGTCGCTGCGAACAAGCGTCGGGCGGCGTGCTCTATGCCGCCTTCACCGGCAAGGCCGCGCTGGTGATGACACGCAAGGGCACGCCGGCTTCCACCATCCATTCGCTGATCTATCGGGTCTCCGAGGCGACGCCCGAGGAGATCGATCGCGTCGAGCGCGAAATCGCCACCCTGCGCGCACAGATTCCGGCGCTGCCCCCGGCGGAACGCTCCTTCGCGGAAACGCGGGTGAGGAGTCTCCAGCTCCGCCTCGCCGACATTCACCAGCCGCGCTTCGTGTTGAACGAGCAATCGCTGGTGCGCGATGCCAAACTCATCGTGCTCGACGAGGTCTCCATGGTCGGCGGGGAAATGGCGCAGGACCTCCTTGCCTTCGGCAAGCCGATCCTGGTCCTGGGAGATCCCGGCCAGCTGCCGCCGATCAAGAGCGACGGCGCGTTCACCGATGCCGTGCCCGACGTGATGCTCACCGAAATCCATCGCCAGGCCGGAGAAAGTGCCATCATCCGGCTCGCCACCATGGCCCGCGAAGGCAAACCCATTCCCCATGGCGAGCATGATGCGTTCGTCTGGAAGATGCGGCGCACCGACGCGAGCCCGCGCCAGCTTCTCAACGGCGGGCAAGTGATCTGCGGGCGCAACGCCACGCGCCTCCACCTCAACACCGCGATGAAGCACGCCGCCGGCTTCGACAATGTCCATCCCGCCGGCAAGGCCGAAAAGATCATCTGTCTGAAGAACCGGCACGATCTCGGCCTCGTCAACGGCATGTTCATCGATCTCTCCGACGTCCACGACGACGGCCCGCTCGCCTTCAGCGCCGCGGTGCGCACCGAAGACGGCGCGACGATCGCCGGGCGGCACCGATTCTATAAGGGTCATTACGACGATCACGTCTGTTACGAGGCCGACCGCCCGCGTCGCGACCATCGCGACATGAAAGGGCTGATCGAGTCGGTGTGGGGCTGGGCCATCACCTGTCACAAGGCGCAAGGAAGCCAGTGGGAAAACGTCGTCGTCTACGACGATGGTCTTGGCCGCACGGCGGAGGATCGCGCCCGCTGGCTCTACACCGCCATCACCCGCGCCGAGCGCGGCCTCGTGCTGCTCGATTGACGCCGCCATGCTCGACCTCAACGAGACGCAACCGGCGCGGCCAGTCGAGCGATTTGACCTCGACGCCATCGTCTCGCGTCTGCGCGATAGCGCCGAGCAATGGGTCCCGCGGCTATTCCCGAACGGCCGGCGGCTTGGCGATGAATGGCGGCTCGCCAATATCCGGGGCGACGCTCCGCGCAAGAACGGCTCCTGCGTGATCGCGCTCACCGGCGAGCATGCGGGCGACTGGATCGACTTCGACGGTGGTCATGGCGGTGGACCGCTCAGCACATTGGAGCATGCGAAGGGACTCAGCGGACGCGAGCTGTTCGCCTACGCGGCCGATCTGGCAAACCCGTCGGCAGGCGCACAGCCGCGACGGCCAGCCGCCAAGCCATCGTCCAAGCAGGCGGATCAGGCCCGCGAAATCGAACACATCCTCTCGAAGGCAGTGCCGGTCGCAGGCACGCCGGCGGAACGGTACCTGGCCTCGCGTGGACTACCGGTACCGGACTGCGCCGATCTTCTGTTTCATCCGGACCTGACGCACTGGGAGAGCCGCCGCGGTTTCCCAGGCTTGGTCGCCGTCGTGCGCGACAGTGGTGGCAACCGCATCGCGCTCCACCGCACCTATCTCGCCGATGACGGCACCGCCAAGGCGCCGGTCGAGAACCCGCGAAAGATGCTGGCTTCGGTTGCCGGCGGCGCTGTGCGTCTCGCCGAGGTTAGTGACGGAGTTGTCGGCCTGGCCGAAGGCATCGAAACCGCGCTCTCGGTGATGACCGCCTGCGCGCGTCTGCCGGTCTGGGTAACGCTCTCGGCCACGAACCTGGAGCAGGTGGTTCTGCCCACCGAGGTGCGGAGGGTCGTGCTTCTAGCCGATCACGATGCCTCCGGTGCCGGCTCACGAGCGGCCGCCACCGCCGCCGCCCGTCTGCACGCCGAGGGCCGTCGGGTCTGGATCGCCATGCCGCCGAAGGAGGGCGACGATTTTAACGATCTGCTGCTGCGTGACGGTTCCGATGCCGTGCGCAAAGTCGTCGAGGCCGCGGCGGAATGGGGATTGCACGACGGTGGTGCTGGTGAGGTCCCCAAAACTGAGAGCGGCACGCACAAGCCGATCGGCTTCGTGCTGCCCGATGGCCCGCGACCGCAATTGCGTGCCGACGACGGCGATCTTGCCCGTGCGGTCTCCCGCGCGTGGGAGATTCTTATCGCAGCCAACCAGCCGCCCTGGCTGTTCCGCACCGCTGGATGCGCGACCTGGGTCGTGCGCGACGACGACGGACTGCCGATGGCCAAGCCGCTCACCGACGATCGCCTGCGTCCGGTGCTCGCGCAGCTCGCGGATTGGCGAAAACTCTCCCGCAACGGAGACGTCGTTCCCGCCCATCCACCGTTGCCGGTGATCAAGTCGATCCTCGCCACGCCCGATCCGGCGCTTCCCGTGTTGACAGGCATCGTCACGACGCCCGTGTTCGGCCGCGAGGGCGAACTCATCACCGAGCCCGGCTACCATCCGGCTGCGCGCCTGCTTTACGACCCGCCCAAGGGCTTCGTCCTGCCGGCGGTGCCGACGAAACCTACGCAATCCGACATCGCCGTTGCGCGATCACTGCTGCTCGACGACCTATTGGGAGATTTCCCGTTCACTGGCGAGGCAGAGCGTGCGCATGCGCTGGCGCTCCTTCTCATCGGCTTCGTGCGCGCCATGATCGATGGGCCGACCCCGCTGCACCTGGTCGAGAAACCAACCCAAGGCACCGGCGCGACGCTGATGGTAGACGTGATGTCGGTCATCGCGATCGGCTGCCGCGCGAGCGTCATGGTCGAAGGCAGCGATGACGAGGAATGGCGCAAGCGGTTGACCGCCAAGCTTCGACAGATCCCTTCAGTCGTCCTGATCGACAATCTGCGCCGCCCGCTCGACTCCTCGGCACTCGCTGCCGCGCTCACCGCACCGTTCTGGGAAGACCGCATCCTCGGTGTCTCGGAGACGACGCGGCTGCCGATCCGCTGCATCTGGATTGCCACCGGCAACAATGCCGAGCTTTCAGGCGAGATGGCGCGCCGGCTCGTGCGCATCCGGCTCGACGCCCGCGTCGACCAGCCCTGGCGCCGTAGCGGCTTCCGTCATCCCGATCTCATGGGCTGGGTGCATGCCAACCGGGCAGACCTCGTTGCCGCTTGCCTGACGCTATGCCGCGCCTGGATCGCGGCCGGCATGCCGCACGGCGTAAAGAATATCGGCAGCTTCGAAAACTGGGCCGCCGTGATGGGCGGCATGCTCGATGCGATCGGCGTTGCCGGGTTCCTTGGCAATATCGACGAGATGCTCGAAGCCTCCGACGGCGAAGGCGCGGTCTGGCGCGTGTTCGTCGGCCAATGGTGGGACCGCTTCGGCACCGCCGAGGTCGGTACCAGCGGACTCTACGATCTTGCCGTCAACTGCGAGCCGCCGCTTCCGCTCGGCACCGGCGGCGACCGTTCGCAGCGAACCCGGCTCGGGAAGGCGCTCGCGCGCATGCGCGACCGGGTGTTCGACATCGCCGGACTCAAGGCGCGCATCAGAGCCATCGGGGTCTCCCATCAGGCCCGGCGCTGGCAGCTCGCCCTCGAAGGGGAACGTGGGGAACGTGGGGAACGTTTTCCGGACCCCGCCCACGAACAGACGGGGGAACGTGGGGAACGTGTTCCGGACCCTGCCGAAGCAGAAAAAGGGGAACGTCAGGCGTCTGTCGACCAACGTTCCCCTCAACGTTCCCCGGCCTATCCCATTGATCAAGAAGGGCTCGGGGAACGTGGGGAACGTGGGGAACGTTTTTCCGACCTCCGCGCGTGCGCGCGCGTACACAATAATAAAGAAGAGGCAACACGTTCCCCACGTTCGTCACGTTCCCAAAATGCTGACGATTCAGAGGCTTGCACCGGGGAACATGGCGGGGAACGTCGAAAAGCACGTTCCCCACGTTCCCCAGATGCAGATTCCCCCGATTGGCTGAAGGGGGTGCCATGATGCCGCGCGCCCCCAACACCGGATTGGTCCACGGAGGCGCGCCATGAGTCGGCAGCGCCTCCCCGATCGCCGGCCCAGTATCACGACCAGACTCGTGCACGACTGCCGGTCCTATTCGGTGACGGTCGGCTTTGATCCCGACACCGGCCACATCGGTGAAGTGTTCACGCACGGCGCCAAGGTCGGCTCCGCCATGGATGGCATTCTCGATGACGCATGCATCGCGCTGTCGCTCCTGCTCCAGCACGGCGTCGAGCCCACCGCGCTCGCTGCGAGCATGGGGCGGCTTGGCGACGGCAAGACGCCCGCCTCGATCATCGGTGCGCTCGCCGACCTCATCGCCCACGAGGCGCAGCCATGAGGTGGACACCCAAAGGATACGGCGGAGAGCGGCGCACGCCCGATCAGGTCAGGCGCGATGGCTGGCACGAGCAGGGCATCCTGGTGGTGAGCGAGCATGATCATCGTCTCACCTGGCCGGAGCGTGAACTGATCCGGCAGCTCGGCGAAAAGCTCTACGGCAAACGTTCGGTGCTCAAGGAGGTGTGCCATGGCTGATTGGACGCCAACCCTCGTGGAAGCGCGGCTTGACGAGGCAGCGGACGTGATGAAGCGTCTGCCGAACGTGCGCGTGCAGGGTTACTTCAACCTGTGGCCGAAGGTTCTCCACGAGTTCAGCGACCTCGTCGGGCAGGAGCCGCAGCGCTTGAAACGCCCACCGCCATCGCCCGACGCCATCACGCGCATGGAGGAGACGCTCGGCTGGCTGCGCTGGCTGGAAGCCGACGACACGAAGCTCGCCTGGGCACGCGCCGAGCGCACGCCGTGGAAAATGATCTGCTGGCGCTTCGGCGTCGGTCGCGCCACGGCGCATCGCCGCTGGGAGTACGCGCTCAGCTTGATCGCGTGGCGCTTGAACGGACGCGCTGCGCCGGCAAAACGCTCGCGGCGATT